AGAACCCTGTTCGGGCACAGTTGAAAGCGCAAGAGAAAGAACTTCGTGAACTGCGCAAGCAGGTAGCGGAATCCCAAGCAGTCCAGAAAGAAATGGCGTTTGTGAAAGCAGGCATAGACCTGACTTCCCCGATTTCAAAGTATTTCGTTAAAGGCTACGACGGGGAACTTACTCCTGAAGCAATCAGGTTGGCAGCAGAAGAAGCACAGTTGATTACGCCCCAAGTTTCACCAGAAGATCAGGCTGAGAAGCAAGGCTGGAAGCAAACCAATAGGATTGCTGCTGGCAGTGAAGTCTCACCTCCTCCTGCTTCTTGGATTAAACGTATTCAGGATGCTGCGTCTAAGGATGAAGTCTTTGCAATTTATGAGGAAGCATCGGCACAAGGAATTGAACTTTAACCTCACCCCTCTTTTGTAAAGGAATAACCCAATGGCTGATTATTACGCAGCAACAACTGGTACCTCCCAGTTGACAACCGACCAGGTTGCATTTGAAAAGTTGGCATACTTCGCCCTTCGTCCAGAACTGTACTTTGACCAGTTCGCAGACGTTCAGGCAACGAACGCTACCAACCCAGGTGCATCAATCAAATTCACAATCTTCAACGACATGGCAGCAGCAACTACCGCTTTGTCCGAAACTGAAGACGTTACTCCTGTAGCAATGAGCGACAGCCAAGTAACAGTTACGCTTGCCGAATACGGTAACGCAACTGTAACAACCGCTAAACTCCGTGCTTCTTCGTTCCTCCCTGTTGACCCTGTAGCAGCAAACGCTGTCGGTTACAACGCAGGTTTGAGCATTGACACAATCGCTTCAGACGTACTTAAGGCTGGAACAAACGTAATCTACGCAACGGGTGGTGCTGCAACAGCAACCAGTCGTGTAACGATGGCAGTTGACCAGACCCTCACCGCTAAGGATGTTCGTCGTGCAGTAGCGCAATTGCGTGGAGCAAACGTGCCAACCATTAACGGCAATTACGTTGGCTTCATCCACCCAGACGTTTCGTATGACCTTCGTGGCATCACTGATGCTTCAGGTTGGCGTGACTCGTACAAGTACACCAACGCAATGCCAATTTACAACGGTGAAATCGGTATGTTTGAAGGTGTACGTTTCATGGAATCACCTCGTGCTCCTATCTTCACCAACGTCTTCAACGGCGCAGGCGCAGCAGGCACAGGCGATTCATACGCAACACTCATCATGGGTGCTCAGGCTCTTGCTAAGGGTATCTCCCTTGGTGGCGAGTACGGCGCACAGCCAAGCATCGTGTACGGTAACATCACCGACCTCCTCAAGCGTTTCCGTCCAGTCGGCTGGAAGCACTTTGTTGGTTACGGTGTGTTCCGTCAAGCAGCACTTCGTCGTATTGAATCTGCTTCAAGCATCGGCACAAACGCTTCGTAAGAAGACCCGCCCAGAGCATCAGCCCTCCGCTTCGGCGGGGGGCTTTTGCTATTGTGAGGTCATGGCAACATTTAGACCACCAACAGACGCTCTAGTGGCTTGGGCTGAACCAGGCGAGACAGGAGTGTTTCGTTACATGGCTCGTGGTGCCAGAGGCAGAAACGTGTTCAAATTAACTGATGGTTCTTTTGTTGAAGAACAACCATATGAAGACACAGACATTGCTATCATCTATCATGGTGGACACATCCACGAATTAAGTGCACAAGAAGAAGCAGACTTGATTGCTGCTGGATACGGGGATTACATAACATGAAACATAGAGAGACACACCCCAACCTTGACGTTGAAGGATGTTTCGGTTGCCGAGTTTCTTTAGTCCATGTCGGACCGAACTCCACTACCACTCGGGGTGCTGCCGTAAGTCAGACAGAACAGAAGGCTCGTGGCTGGGACAAAGATATGCCAGCGTACCGACGGTTACGCAAACAGGGTTATCAGCCTCGTGGCATTGATGGCTCTGCCCGTCTTGAGGCTACCGCTACTAGCGCAGCCCAAATTGAAAGTCGCCCAGATATAGAAAAACTGGTTGCCAGAGGAGTAGCGGAATGACTATTGAATATCGTGGTGAAAAGTTTGCAGGGTACAACAAACCTAAAGCAACACCGAAGGCAGGCAAGTCTCATGCTGTGCTCGCTAAGGAAGGCGACAAGGTTAAGTTGATTCGGTTCGGTCAGCAGGGTGTTAAAGGTTCCCCTGATGGTTCCGCCCGCAATGAAGCCTTCAAAGCCCGTCATGCTAAGAACATTGCTAAAGGCAAAATGTCTGCTGCATATTGGGCAAACAAAGTCAAATGGTGACCTGCTAGTATTCGGGTTATGGCTGCACCTTTAACAGCAAACCTTACTTTTGTGCGTGGAGACACCTGGCAGTTCCAGGTTGTCATCACTTCCGATGAAGCAGGGGTGACCCCTGTAAACATTACTGGCTACACGTTTGCTGCTCAATGCCGTACCGCACCTGACATTGCTGCTATCTCTGGTACCGCTACTTGCACGGTAACTAACGGTGCTGCTGGTGAACTGCTTGTCTCTTGGTCTGCTACCACTACTGCTGCTATCAGCCCTGGTTTATATTATTGGGACTTACAACAGACTGCTGGTGCCTCTGTAACAACTATCATGGCTGGTCAGATTACGGTTCTTGCTGACGTAACACGGTAGGGCTGTGGAACGTTTCGTTATAGCCCAAGTAACAGATACGGTTACTCTTTATCAGCAGGACAATGTTTACCGCATTGTTAAGGCTGACCCTTCTTTGCCGATGGAGTATGGGCAACGTTTTGTTTTAGTTACGACTAGCACTACTGGTCCTGTTGGTGCACAAGGTCCACAGGGGTTTCAGGGTGCACAAGGATTCCAGGGTGCACAGGGTTCCCAAGGTGTGCAGGGACCTCAGGGTACTCAAGGTCCACAGGGCTTCCAAGGTTTCCAGGGTGCTCAAGGTTCACAGGGACCTCAAGGTGTGCAGGGTGCGACAGGTTCTCAAGGAGCAACAGGTCCACAAGGTACACAAGGTTTTCAAGGCACGACTGGCGCACAGGGTCCTCAAGGTTTCCAGGGCGCTACTGGTTCTCAGGGTGCTACGGGACCTCAAGGTTCGCAGGGTGCCCAAGGCGCACAAGGCGCTGCGTCTGTTGTTGCTGGACCACAAGGAACACAGGGACCTCAAGGGTTTCAGGGTGCTACTGGTGCACAGGGAGCAACGGGTACTCAGGGTCCACAAGGCTTCCAAGGAGATACAGGACCACAGGGTTCGCAGGGTCCCCAAGGTTTTCAAGGTACGCAAGGACCGCAGGGTGCGCAAGGCAGTCAAGGTCCTCAAGGGTTTCAAGGTGCGCCAGGTAACACGGGTGCGCAAGGACCGATAGGCAACACGGGTCTTACAGGACCGCAGGGACCACAAGGTTATCAAGGTGATGTTGGTGCGCAAGGCGCTACAGGCAGTCAAGGTGCTACAGGTGCGCAAGGCAGTCAAGGACCTCAAGGGTTCCAAGGCTTTCAAGGTGCAACGGGTAGCCAGGGCGCTACAGGTAGCCAGGGACCTCAAGGCTTCCAAGGTTTTCAGGGTGCTACAGGACCGCAAGGTGTTGAGGGTGGTACAACCACACTGACAACTAAAGGTGATATTCTCACTAGGTCTGCTTCAGCACTAGCCCGCTTGGGTGTTGGAACAAACGGATACTTTTTGAAGGCTGACTCAACTCAGTCAACAGGTTTGGTTTGGTCTATAGCCAGTACCGACCCGATGAATGACTCAAAGTTTACTGCAATAATCACGATGGATGTAGGAGTTTAGATGGCTACAGGTGACAGAGTTGAAACACGGCTTATAGGTCCGTCACAGTTGACTGCTACTGATGCAGGTTTGGGTACTGCTGCGGTTGCGACAAGCCGTGAACACATTATTAAACAGGTTATTTTGAGCAACACTTCGGGTACTGACCGTCTAGTTTATTTGGGTATCGGCGGGGCTGCTACAGGTGGTGCTACGTCAAGGTTTCTTTCTGCGTTGCCTATCGCAGCGTACGATACGGTGGTGTTGGA